AAATATATCGTCTATTCATACTGCTACAAGTAGTTTGAATACATTCACTTCTAGTGCTAATGGAAGATTAAATTCTTTAGAAACAACCACAGGAAGTTTAAATACATACACTAGCTCAACAAACACAAGACTAGTTGTTATTGAAACAACCACAGGAAGTTTAAATACATACACTAGCTCAACAAATACAAGATTAGGTGTAATTGAATCTACGACGGGTAGTTTAAATTCTTATACCACCAGTACTAATACTAGACTAGATGTAATCGAATCTGCAACTAGTAGTTTAAATTCTTACACCTCAAGCACGAACACACGTTTGAGTGGTATTGAGATTTCAACAGGAAGTTTAAATACATTTAGTTCTAGTACAAATAGTAGACTAAGTTCTTTGGAATCTGCCAGTTCTAGTATAAGAAGCGATTTTAATACATTCACAAGTTCAAACAATACTGTTGAATCAACACAAAACAGTAGGTTAAGTGCACTTGAAAGTACAACAGGTAGTATAAATTCTTATACAAGTTCAAATACTACTAATATAAATGCAATTCATACCGCAACCTCGAGCTTAAATTCATATACTTCAAGTAATAATACAAGATTAGGAGTAATTGAATCAACAACCTCTAGTTTAAACACATATACGTCTAGTACTAATACAAGATTAGGAGTAATTGAATCTACAACAAGTAGTTTAAATTCGTATACAAGTAGTAACAATACAAATATATCTGCTATTAATAATGCAACAAGTAGTTTAAATAGTTTTACTTCGTCTATTGACACAACCATTAAGAATAAACTTAATTCTGATGGTGTTATTTCAGGTTCAGTACAAGTTACGTTATCTAATACAACAGGTTATAGTACATTTAGTTCATCATTGGCAACAACCGATGCGGGACAGGATAATAGATTAGGTTCTATCGAAGGAAAGACCGGAAGTTATGCAACTACTGGTAGTAATATATTCATAGGTAATCAAACAATAACTGGATCACTTTACGTTTCACAAGATTTGATTATTGCTGGTTCATCTTCAATTCAGCACATTAGTTCTTCGGTAGTGAACATAGCTGACAACATTATAACAGTTAACGCTCAGAACCCTAGTGTAAGATTTGGTGGATTGGCAGTTATAGATAGTGGTTCTTCCCCTCAAGTTTCTGGTTCATTGTTATTTGATTCTGTTGAAAATCAATGGTTATATGTACATCAAAATCAATCATCTGTAACATCGGCATTATTAATAATGGGGCCTGAAACTTTTAATAATATTGGTGGAGAAACCCATTTAACAGTTAATAGATTACCTAAGTCTGTTAATGATGAACACATTGGAGATAGTAATATCACAGACACAGGAACCAAAGTATCGATTAATTCAAATACAGAAGTTACAGGTACATTTATTGCAACAGGTAACATATCAAGTCCAAATATAACAGCAATTCAAGTTTCTACAGGTAGTTTGAATAGTTTTACATCGTCAATACTAGCGGCAGTAGAATTAACGGGATCTAATTTAACAGTTAAAGGAAATCTATTAGTTAAAGGAACAACAACAAATGTTAACACAACAACTCTTGATGTTGATAATAACCTTATTAACTTAAATGGAACAGGTGCAACATTTGCCGGATTAAGAGTTAAAGATACAACCGCTCCAAATCAAATCTCAGGTTCTTTATTGTGGGATGCAACAAATGATTATTGGATTGCTGGTCAATTAGGTTCAGAACAGAGATTAATTAGAGAAACAGAATTTAATAATGCGGTAAGTAGAGTCGGTAGTTTAGAAACCTCAACCGCCTCCCTAAACACATATACGTCTAGTACTAATACTAGATTAGGGGTGATTGAATCTACAACAGGTTCATTGAATAGTTACACTAGTTCAAATAATACAAATATCACCGCTATTCACACTGCAACAAGTAGTTTGAATTCTTATACTTCAAGTACTAACAGTAGATTAAGTAGTATTGAAACGGCGACAAGTAGTTTAAATTCTTATACAAGTTCAAACAATACAACAAACAATACACAAAATAGTAGATTAACAGCTATTGAAACTACAACTGGTTCATTGAATTCATATACAAGTAGTAATACTACTAATATAAATGCAATTCATACGGCTACAAGTAGTTTGAACAGTTATACAAGTAGTAACACTACAAATATAAATGCAATTCATACAGCAACATCATCTTTAAATTCATATACAAGTAGTAATATTACAAACATCAATGCTATTCACACTGCGACGGCTAGTTTAAATAGTTTTACTTCAAGTGCAGGTGGTAGACTAACATCAATAGAAGGTGTTACTGGTTCAATTGCATCATTAAACACGTATACCGGAAGTAACAATACAGTTATTGGTACATTACAAGCAACAACTAGTAGTTTAAATTCTTATACAAGTAGTAATACAACTAATATAAATGCAATTCATACTGCCACAAGTAGTTTGAATAGTTTTACAAATTCATTTAATAGTGCGTTTAGTTTAAGTGGTACCGATGTTACCGTTAAAGGTAACTTTACTGTATCGGGTACAACAACCACTGTAAACTCAACAACAGTTAATATTGCGGATAATATTATTCAATTAAATGGAACAGGTGCAACAAATGCAGGTATAGTTGTTAGAGACGCGACAGCATCAACATTGACTTCGGGGTCATTACTTTGGGACACGGCAAATGATAAATGGATTGCTGGTCCTTTGGGATCTGAAGATGATGTTGTATTAAGAACTACAACACAAACATTAACAAACAAAACAATTAGTGGTGCATCAAATACAATTACAAATATTGGTAATTCGTCATTAACAAATTCATCATTTAATATTGGTACAACATCTATATCATTAGGTAGAGCATCTGCATCACAAACATTAACTGGCGTTTCTATTGATGGAACTGTAACCAAAACATTAGCATCAGGTGTCGGAGAAAATTTCTTATATGCAAATGTTGGTTCCGATGATTATGTTCGTGTTCGAGGAGGTTCAGATAGCTATAATACGGGATGGATTGAAATCGCAACATCAGATGATGGAACAGAACCAATTTATGTTAGACAATATACAGGAGTGTTTGCAACTGTTGCAAGAACCGCAACTTTATTAGACGGTAGTGGTAACACATCTTTCCCTGGTACTATAAATGGATTAACAGTATCTTCAGGTACAATTACTTCAGGTACTTGGAACGGGTCTTCAATCGGCACGTCTTATACCGATGCAAAAATCACATCGGTATCGGGAACCACAAATCAAGTAAATGTTAGTGCCAACACAGGAGCGGTAACATTCTCATTACCACAAGACATACATACCTCCGCAACACCAACATTCGCAGGAATGACATCTACAGGCAGAGTGCAAATTGGTGGAACGGATAGTAGAGGTGTGTTGACAGTCCAAACAGGTTCAACACAAACATATTCAGCAAATACCGACCCAACAGATGCGGGACGTTTCTTTGTGATGCAAAATACAAGTTCGACAAATGCTGCTGGTCAATATTCAAATATCACATTACAAATCAATCCTGGTGGTTCAATTGGTAGTGGTAGAGTTTTAGGTGACATTCGTTTAGTTAGAACGGCATTAAATGGTACGAACGCTAGATTTATTTTTGGAGCATTTAGAGATGATTCAACATACAAAGATTATTTAACATTAGATTTTACTGGTGCATCATTTGCTGGTGCTGTAAATGGTTTAACCATTTCTAGTGGTACGATTACATCAGGTACATGGAATGGTACTGCCGTTGGTGTTTCTTATGGTGGTACTGGTTTATCATCATTAACCGCTAATAGAATTCCTTACGGTAATGGAACATCTGCATTTCAATCATCATCAAACTTAACATTTGATGGGTCAACATTAACAGTTGGTGGAACATTGACTGCAACAGTTAAATCATTTACTATTGAACACCCAACAAAAGAAGGATTGAAATTACAATACGGTGTTCTTGAAGGACCTGAACATGCTGTATATGTTAGAGGTAAATTGGTTGGTGAAAATAAAATAGTTTTACCTGATTATTGGTATGCATTAATTCATGAAGACACCATAACTGTTAATTTAACACCTATTGGTTCACAACAAGTATTGTTTGTTGAATCAGTTAATTCAAATGAAATAATTGTTGGGGGTGATGCAAATATAAATTGTTATTATACTGTATTTGCAGAACGTAAAGACGTTGATAAATTAATAACTGAACACAAATAATATGAGAACAGAAACAACATATGTGAATGGGATTCCTGTACACTCTACTTTTTATGAAGAGAGTGATTACTCAACGGATGAACAAAAACAATCATGGATGAATGTTTGTAATAATTGTGAATTAAAACAAAATGATATTTGTGGATATTGTGGTTGTTTATTGGAAAAAGTAATGTTCCATTTTGATGCCAAATGTCCTGATAATAGATGGTAAGTTATGGGAATGAATTATGGACCAAAAGGTAGAATTGTCACAACAGATGATATTAACGCAATATCAACAAGCAATGGTAGTATAGTTACAGCATCTACAGGTAACATTGGTTTATATAATAGTTACCAATTTACATTTTCACATAGTAGTGTTGGTTGTGGGAGTACTGGTTATTATATCGAACTAAAAGATAATATCCCTTGGAGATATATTTCTTTCAATTTTACATCAAGTAGTCTTGTTAGTTCTTGTTGGTCTTTTTGTACCGGTGGTTATGCACCCGCATCAGGTAATATATTGAGTTATGATGAAAATAAAGGTGACATCACATTTTTTAATTTAAACGCATGGGAAAAACCACAATTTCAAACACATAACAGAGAATCTGCCTGTGATAATAATAGTGATAATTTTTTACATGGAGGATATTATACAGGATACCCAATAATAACTTGGATGAGGAGAAGAAGAAATGTTAATGGAAGTTTGGGGGGTATAGCAATAGGATTTGCGTGTACAGGTGGAGGAACCACATCAATAAGTAATATAAGAATTAGTGTATAAATGCCAACATCATTAGGACCAAAAGTTAAAGTAAATTCAAATTTAATTTTATCGGTAGATTTTACCGATATATTATCTTATGCTGGTGAGCCAACAACAAACTTATCATTTAACAATGGTCAAACTGATAGCCAATACTTGGCATCAACAATTACATGGGTTAATGCTGGATCTTGGACACAAAACACTAATGAAACAGACGTACCGAAACCAATAATACCCGGCTTTGATACAACAAACTATAGAATAACTAGTGGATTAAATACAACTGCGGGAGGTAGTGTTCATTATGGATGTGGTTATACTACAGTGAGTCCATCAACAACCTATACGGTTTCAGTTTGGTATAGACAAAATAGATCAGGTGCATCCCAACCGTATATGAGAACTAATGTCACTAATATTTCATTAGGAAATTTAGCATACAACGGAGATACTAATTCGGCGAATTGGCCGGTGAATCAATGGATAAGAATTAGTGCTTCAGGTACAACCGCATCAAATGAAAATGCAATATACATTAGTAATTATATCGGTGGTCAAGTCGGAGATAAAATTTGGTATTTCGGACATCAAGTCGAAGCAAAATCACATATGACTAATTTGGTTGCAGGTACTAGGTCAACAACACAAGGTTTATATAATTTGAATAGAACAAGTACAGTATCGTTAGCTAATGCAATTTTTGACGCTAATAATAATGTTTTATTTGATGGTGTTAGTAGTTATGTTGATTTGGGTGTAACATCTTACGGATTAGGTATTAGAAGAACGGGAACATTCATGGGATGGTTAATGCAAACTGGAGGTAGCAGTGCATATCTAGTTAGTGATTGGAATAGTGTTGGGATGACATTAAGAATGAATAACCCCACATCATCAGATTTTTATGTATATGCAAGCAATAAAAGGATAACAGTATCATATACATTTACTCAAAATGTTTGGTATCATATGTGTGGTGTTATGGATGATTCATTGATGTATTTGTATATTAATGGTGCCTTGGTTGGTTCAGCATCACTTGCTGAAGATATCGGAAGTAGTGCATCTACATTGAAAATTGGTGCAAGGGGTGATGCAACAGGTATCTCACCTCAAAAAACGGGTAATCTACAAATATATAGTAGTGCATTAAGTGCTTCAGAAATAAAATCGTGTTTTAACCAACAAAAATCAAGATTCGGATATTAATATGGCAGTAGGAACAGGATATAGTAAAATTAGTACAAGTGGTTTAACATTTTGTTATGATGTTGGTGATACCAATCTTTCATATTTAGGTAGACCAACCTCAAATGTGTTAGCCGATGTAGGATTGAGTGTATATAATAACGTTGGTGGTGATGTTTCAATTACACTAACACAAACAAGTGACACATATAGAGGTGCATCGGTTTGGAAAGAAGTTATGACACCCACAACTGCAAGTGGTGTTAATTATTTAACGAATGCAAATAATCCGGGTATTGGTATTGTTACTGGTGGTGGAGGTGGAACTGCAAATAGATACACAGGACATAGTATATTTTTTAGACCGACAGTTCCAATGGCTGGATGTCCATGCTTTACACATTATTCTAATATAGGTGGATGGCAATCAAGTTGTGATATACAAGACATGGGAGATGGTTGGTTTAGAGCTAAAGTAATTTGGTACGATACTGTTACAAGATCGGATGGTAAGTATTGGGCAATAAATCCGGCATCAGCAACACTCAATGTACCCATAACAGTATATTGGGCAGGACCATTTAAAGAAGATTTAAACAGTTCAACAATATCCCAATTTACAAATAGCAGTAGAAGTGTGACTAATTCACTTAGAGATTTGACTAAAAATTATACAATAGACTTAACAAATATGTCATATGACTCAAGTGCAAATTTAACATTTGACGGATCTAGCAATTATATACCAAGTATTGGTTCAGCTGTTGTTGGTGCAGGATCAAGTGCATATACAGTGTCTGTTTGGGTATACAGAAATAGAAATAATGTTGGTTACGAAGAACTATTAGCACAATGGACTAATGCCAATTCGGGTAATTCATTCTTTTTTGGGTTTAATAATAGTAATGTTAGATTCACAGATAGTTGGAGTGATGTAACAGTAAGTGGTGCGGGAAATACTGGTGTGTGGATGAATCTTGTTGGTGTTAATACAGGGTCAAATGCTTATATATACTTAAATGGTAATTTAATGGCCACTAAAGGTAGTGCATTATCATATACCGGAACGGGCCCAATGTTATTTGGAAGACAAGGATCACTATCTGGTGAATATTTTTCAGGTAAAATGAATGCTGTTTACATTTACAACAGAGCCCTAAACGAAACTGAAATAAAACAGAATTATAATCATAATAAAACAAGGTTCGGTTTAACTTAATATTTATCAATATGGAAAATATGTTCCCAAATAAAAGATGGTTAATAATCCCAAAATCAATAGTTAACACAGTTAATTTTGAACAGATTTCAGAGTATTCAAGTGAGAATTTACGTGAATCTATTGATGGTACAAAAGTATTGATATCATATGACGTAAATGAAATTTCTTTTGGTTTTACGTCATCATATATAAATGCAGAAACGGGGGAAGAGGTTGAACATATAATTGAACCTGGTGTTTATGGTAGACCATCGGTTTATTCTTCAGAATATCCCGAATATGACTATGAACAAATTTTAGAAATAATGAATTCGGAAGAATGGACAAAACCAATAATAGAATAAGATGCCAGATATTAGAATAGTACCCAACTCGGCTGGTATGGCTTTTACCAGCTCACTAAATTACACAGAAACAATAACACAGACAGCCTCTGGTTCTTTGGTTTTGTATGGTTCAGGTTCTTTAGGTAGGACTGAAATATTTGCGGTTGATGGTGCGAACGGTCGATTATTTGAGGTAACTGACGACTTTTCAAATTCATTATTTTCAGTAAATACAATTGCAGGTGTACCTGTGATGGAAGCATTTGCAACTAATCAAGTGATAATGGGTTCTTATGGTAATAACTTTTCACTTGGGATTGGTTCGAACACTGTTACTGAAGGCACAGGTGTTTCAAGTGCAATTCAAATGTTTGTTAGTAGTAGTTATGGTGGTGGACCATTAATTCAATTGGGTCCTAATGGTAGAATTAGACCGGGAAGTACAGGTGATAGATTAGAATTAGAAGGTAATGCATTATATTTAAACAGAGCGTTTGGTAGTAGTATTATTGTTGGTGGTACCATGAGTATGCAAACCAACAATGTAACATTTACAAATACAACAAGTACTGGTATTCAAGACGCAAGTGGAACGGCTTGGTTTAGACCAAGAGACACATCAAACAATTTACACATTAGAACATCTAGTGGTGGAATTTATTTAGACACTGACGGTACACACTATTTTAGAAATGTTGCGGGTACTAATAGGGGTTACATGGATGGTACAAACGGTGGAGGTAGGTTTATGGATACAACTGCATATTCATATGCCGCCAATATGAATCAGAATGTTAGAACAACTGATTCTCCAACCTTTTCAAGTTTAACACTAAGTGGAAATTTAACATTATCAAGTGGTTATATAAGTGGATATGTTGGTGGTAGTGGTAGTGGAGATAGTTATGCACCATTTAGATTTAGTCAAGATTATTCTGGATGGATGGTACATGTTGCAGGTACACCTGGTAGTAATAATGGATGGGGATTATTCTGGGCGGGAAACAGCGGTGCACAGTATGGTACGAACGGTACAGGTGGTCCTGGTGATATTTGGACAAATAGTACCAATCCAAATGAATATGTATTTGTTGGTAATGGGTCGACAAACATGTCAATACACGGTAACACTGGAAATGTTTGGATTGCTGGTGGAGTATCAATAGGTGGATCAATGACAAGAGGAACATATACCTCAGCATCTAATTATGTTACAGGTGCGGATAACTTAGTATTAAAAGGAAACAGTAGTGGTGTTAGTGGTATTTTCTTTGAATCAGAAAAGGACAACACAAATATTAATCACCCATCAGATTTTGGTTTTATACAGTTTCATTCATATGGTATTGGTGGGTCGAGTGGTGAAGCAAATAGATTGGTTATTGGTGCATCAAATGATGCTGATGATTTAATTGTTTTAAATCCGATGGATACAAATGGTGTCAAAGTTAGAATTGGTGCCGGTACAACAGAATACACAGTTAAACACTTAGGTAACACAACATATGCAACATCTTTTTCAAGTGTTTCATCTGTAACTGTGACACACAATTTAGGTACTAAAGATGTTATGGTTATGTGTTATGATAGTAACGATGAAATGTTCTGGCCATCATCAATTGTAACAACAAGTACGAGTGTGGTAACAATAACTTTTGCAGCAACAAGATCAGGAAGGGTTGTTGTTTTGAGATAAAATTCGTATTATTAAAATATGTTAAGAGAAAACGTAGTTGTAAGTGGCTCTTTAAATGTTAGTGGACAATATATCATACCAAGAGGACCAAGAAGCGGTAGACCATCAAGTCCCGACGTTGGTTCATTATATTTGGAGGAAGTATATAGTGGAACGTCAATTGCACGTTCTTGGGCAGACTACGGAGGTAATAGTGCACACTATACCGTTTTGGCTGTTGATAGTGTTTTACTAAAAACATCGTCATCTGGTTGGGTTGGTAACTTTCCAGCAACCACAACTGCAACAGGTAATCACACTTTAAGTTTTGTTTATTTCACATTAGATGGTACCGCATCATTAGTATTAGATAATGATGGTGTTAATAATGATTCATTTAATACAACATTAAGTGCAACCACAACACCACAGGTACACACTGCAACTGTTAACCTAACATCAACAGGAGCAATACAATTCTATTTAAGATATAACGGTGGTGGAAACAATATTGTAATTACCAATTTCTTATTTAATATTTCATCGAGTATCAAAACAGATGCAACAGTTTATACCTATACAGCATCTTCAAACATAAACGGTGGTTGGGAACCGGTTGGTTCACAAAATACAGATAGAATCGGATTCAAATATAGACAAGTAATTAATTATTCTTATTTGGCTGGTGGTTATAAAGATTCATCTCCATGGAAAAATGTTCACAGAACAACAAATTCAACTGACCAAACGGTTCATCTTGGAGAACTAATGGATTACCCATGTTCATATACATCAGGTGCATGTAGTAAAAGTATATTATTTATTTGGTCAACAAATACGGATGGTGCATGGAAGTCGGCCACAACAATACATTCTACATATACAACAGGTGTTCATATGGTAAACGAAACTGCCTATGCACATCAATCAAAATGGGATTTAGCAAATGCTAGAGACGACTTAGGAACTTTGTTCCAAGAAACAGAATTCGCATGGGTTTTTGGTGGAGGTGTTGCTACCGTAGAAAAATTTAATTTAACTAATGAAACAATGTATAGTGTGTATTATCCAAATATGGAACCATACCTAACATTGAAAACATCTATAACAAGTTCATTAGGTTGTTCCGGATTTTCAGATGAGAACTATGGATACGGTTATGGTTCAGAGAGTGGTAATAAATTATTTTTCGCTACAGATACATTTACAAATAGCCAACAATGGGGTGCAAGTGGTCAACAAAAAGGTATTAGTTCTAAGTGGGGTAAAGGTTATGCTGGAAACGAAGGAACATATAATGGTGGTTACAATTTGAGAAGATGGAACGCATTCAATGAAACAAATATTGGAAACGTTTCAAAACCAGAAGGTAACACAGGTGAAGAAAATTTTACATTGGGCCAAGACTGGCAGTATATGTTGGGAAATTATAACGGTGTCCAAAATAATAATTCTTGGAAATTTTATTATTCCACCGACAGTGGTGTAAGTAATCCTGCGGGTTTATCTCCAGGTGTTAATAATGGAACATCATCTGGTCATTGTGGTTGGAGGTCATAAACTATTTATAAAATATGCGTCACGATAATATAGAAATTAGTGGATCATTAAGAGGACAATTTACTTTTACACCCCCAAGAGGTAGTAGAGCAAATAGACCTGGGTCACCTATATCTGGTTCATTATATCTTGAGGAATCAACAACAGGTAGTTTCTTAATGGTTTATGTTGGGGTGAGTAATAATGATAGTGGTTGGGTTAGGGTTTCGTCACAAACAAATCCAAACATCGCGGGTTTTAAGTATAGACAAATCATTAACTACAGTTATTTAGCAGGTGGTTATAAAGATTCTTCACCATGGAAAAATGTTCACAGAACAACAAACGCAACAGATCAGACATCTCATATGGGGGAACTATTAGATTATCCAGCATCATATACATCGGGTGCATGTAGTAGATATGTTCTTTTTATTTGGTCTGTTAACACAGACGGTGCATGGAAATCTGCTTCAGATAAACATGGATTATGGACCGCCGCTGTCAACATGGCAAATGATACAAAGTATGCACACCAATCAAGATTTGATATAACAGAAACTAGATCGGATTGTGGAACAATGCACCAAGAAACAAATTTTGCATGGATTTTTAGTGGAGGATCAACCAAAGTAGAAAAATTTGATTTAAATAATGAAACAATATTATATGGTAATAATTTGTCCACAATAAGTGGAGCTGATGGTGGGTCAGCATTTTCTGACGAATTTTTTGGATACGGATGGACTTCAAGTGAAGGTGTTAAAATGAATTTTGCAAATGAAACTTTTACATCATCAACTCAGTGGGGTAATCACTCCCAACAAAAAGGAATTAGTTCTAAAATTGGAAAAGGATATGCGGGTGCCGATGGGTCCTATTCAGGTGGTTATGCATTAAGAAGATGGAGTAATTCTAACGATACCAACATCGGTAACGTGTCTAAACCACATCCAAATTGTGGAGAAGAGAATTTTACCATGGGACAAGACTGGCAGTATATGTTAGGTAACTATGATGGTGCACAAAATAATACAAGTTGGAAATTTTATTATGCTACAGATACGGGAACTACCAGCGTTAGTGGATTAAACCCCGGTGTGAATAACGGAACATCTTCTGGTCATTGTGGCTGGAGATCATAAAACAAAAAATAAATGATATACGAAAACTTAGAAGTTAGTGGTAGTTTAAATTCTGATAGGGTTGTTAATAGACCGCCTAGAGGCACTAGAGCAAACAGACCCACTAGTCCGAGATCAGGTTCTTTATATTTAGAACAATCTAATAGTGGAAGTTTCTTGATGTTATATACCGGAATTTCTAATATAGACGATGGATGGGAAAGAGTTGCAGCACAAGAGTTTCAACCTATTTCATTTAGATATAGACAAGTAATTAATTATTCATATTTGGCTGGTGGTTATAAGAATTCCTCACCATGGAGAAATGTACACAAAACAACCAATTTGAATGATCAAACAACCCATATTGGTGAGCTTTTAGATTACCCCGCATCATATACATCGGGAGCATGTAATAAATCCATATTTTTTGTGTGGTCAGTTAACACAGATGGGGCATTTAAAGGACCGGATAGTGTAGATGGTACAAGAACATCTGCAATAAATATGATTACAGACACAACATATACCCACCAAACTAAATTTAATAATGCTATTGCTAGAAGTGATTTAGGTACTATGCACAAAGAAACGGAATTCGCTTATCTGTTTTCAGGTGGATCAACAACATTAGAGAAATTTAATTTAACAAACGAAAGTTTAGTTTCAGGATTTGCCGTTACAACCATAAATGGTTCTGATGGAGGGTCTGCTTTTTCTGATGAATCCTTTGGGTATGGTTGGACAAGTAGTGCCGGAATAAAATACAATTTCTCAAACGATACCCCAACATCCTCAACTCATTGGAGTGCACACGCACAACAAAAAGGAATTAGTTCAAAATATGGTAAGGGGTATTGTGGTAATGAGGGTTCCTACTCAGGTGGATACAACCTAAGAAGATGGCAAACTAGTAATGATACTAATATCGGTAATGTATCTAAACCACATCCTAACTGTGGTGAAGAGAATTTTACCATGGGTCAAGATTGGCAATATATGTTGGGGAATTATGATGGCGCACAAAATAATACAAGTTGGAAGTTTTGGTATGCAACGGATAGTGGAACTAGTAGTGTAACTGGTTTAAATCCAGGTGTAAATGGGGGTACTTCTTCTGGTCATTGTGGTTGGAGACAATAATTGACATTTTAAATATTTTTTATTATATTATTACAAAAAGAAAATTAATATGGAAGGTTACAAGTATGATAGATCTAAAAATTTAAATAACCCATTTGATGAAAAATTGATGCAAATATCTGAGAACATGTCATTTGCACTACCAAAATACAAGGCATATAACTTTGTAGGTGGAGCACAAATCACATCATACGCAAAATTAAAACAGTGGTTATTAGAATTAAGAGGTAGGGAAGATGCGGTTGAACATCTTGAATACACCGTTAGAAAGGCGGAACTTGAAATTCAAATGGATGAAGAAAGTAAAGAATTTATTACGGACCCTAAAAGAAAAGAAATGGTTGATTTAACCATAGCAGATAAATTGATTGACTTAAGAAAATTTAAAAGAAATCTTAAAGATGCATATAGAGAAAGACAGGGATTCATTGATTTAATTAAAGAATTTTTGGAGAGTGAGGATGCAATTTTACCTGACGGAACAAGACTAATTGATGTGTTTGGTAATCCTGAATTAGAGGAAAAATACGAACATGAGTATTGGACAGTTCGTATGGCTAAACAGGCAATGCTTGATATGATTTCTTACGGAAGAATAGGCACTGGTAATTTAGATTCAATTCTAATGATGGACCCATCACAACAAAAACAAGTCTTATCATTAGCATCCGCATATACCATCTCAATCGATAAAAATATTAATCATTTGATGACACAAGCAACAACAAATAATTTTTCAATTGAAGAATCGTTAAAAAATCAATTGAAGTTAGATAAACCAAATAATATAGAAACAGAAAAACTTTTATAATGACACACGTAATTTTTAAAATACAACCAAATATTCCGGGTTATATCCAAATTATTGGAATGTACTTAAACTATCAATATGGTAGAATTGCCGATGAATATAATGATATGAGATTGGAATTGAATAGAATGGGTGCAGTTATTATTCCTGAAGACGTGGCCAAAGGTTTTGTTTTTGCTGACATCTATAAAGATTATATAAGTGTTAGAACTAACTCACATATCATGGATGAGATCCCTCAATTAGCCGAATCTGGTGAAACCGAGGAAGAAAAAGTTAGACATTATTTAACTGATGAAGATAGGGCCGCTGGAGTTGCATTCAACAAAGCCGTAATGAAAAAACTTATAGCTGATAGATTTACTGAAAGATATAAAGAATTAATGGTTGACGCTTCAACATTAGAAAAAGATACTTGGGAGGAACAAAAAAGAGAAGCATTTGGATACTTGGCCGATAACGACTATCAAACACCAATTATTGACATATTATCTAATGGTAGAGGTATTCAAAAAGAAATATTCATTCAAAAGGTTGTTGATAAAGTTACAGAATACAATGTTAAATTGGCCAATCTTTTATTAGAACAACAATTAATGGAAGAGAGGGTTAAAGCTTGTCAAACAATTGCAGATTGTCATAGACTTAGACACGAAAAATTTGGTGTTGCAATTAGTAAACAACAAAGAGAGGATGAAAATATTCCAAGTACACCACTCACATTGAAAATTGACTTTTAATTTATTTTAATGAATTTAGCAATCAACGGTTCGTGTGCTAAAGGATGTTCATTTTGTTTCACCAAAGAGGATGCTAGATTAAAACATACTCTTGGTGAAATGTCTATAGAAAAAATTGGTCAGGTTCTTGATCACTTTGAGTTAAAGAAATTTAAAGAAGAGATAACAATCCTTGGAGGTGAACCCACACAACACTCAAATTTTATTGGTATAATAGATTATATTATTTCAAGAGGATTCAAGATAAATCTTGTTAGTAATTTATTATTTGGTCAATTTACGTTGGATTATATTATAAGTAATATAAAACATATCAAATGGATTTTACCGAACGGTGCAGAATTAAATGAAAAAAATAGAATAAATTTATTTAAAAAAAATTATCTATCTCTTTATTCGGCGTATGCCAATACTTGGGGATTTGAAGATAACCCAAGACTTTTTATTGCAATTACATTATCGTCGGATTGGGAAGAAAGAAAAATATTTGATTATATAAAATGGTTATACAATGAATTAGAGTATAAAGTAAATGCATTTAGAGTAGGTCTCGATTTAACCGGTACATATCTAATCAATAATAAAGAATTAGGTATAGAGTTAACAAAAATATTAAAATTTGGGGTTTATAATAACGTAAAAATAACATCTGATTGTCAAGTCCCACCATGTTTATGGGAAGGTAAAACTAAAAATACTGTAATAGAAAATTCATACAATTTCGCAACATTTAAAATACCAGGTCACGATACTATTTGTGGATTTATGCCATTAGATATATTTCCAGATGGTAGCTCAATCCATTGTTACCCACTTCAAGATAAAGTAAACATCCCAAATGTTTTGGAAATCTCAGGAAAAAATGGTATATTAGGTCTTAGGGATGAGTTTGATAGACTTTATACTCTGAATCATAAAGATTATACAATACCACAAGGTTGTTTAGATTGCGTCTTCTATAAGACCGAATGTAACGGAATCTGTGGGGGTTGTTTAGAAGGTAACAAATAATGAAAAAGATATTCTCAATACCACTTAATCCAATGTTATCAACGGATTATTTTGTACATAAATTTTATCCATTCTTAGAAAAAAATAAAGAATGGATTTATGATGTCTATTTTACTTGCAGAATCCCACCATTTACACAAGATGCTATGGGTTCTGTTTTCTCAGATGAATTTAAGGATGCCGTTTTTGATAATGCAATGATTATACAAAAATCTTTGGGAATCACTATTAGTGCGACATTCAATAACGTCAATGTTTCACCAAAGTATGAAAATTATAAACTGTTTGTTGAAAATTTAAAACCTTTATATGAAAAAGGTTTGAGGTGTATAACTATCCCACATGGTCATTGGGTTGCCATGGGTCTTAAGAAACACTTTCCTGAAATGGAAATTAAAAACACTATCTTAAGAAAAGTTGCAACCGGACAAGACTTTTGGTATAATGCAGACCAAGGATTCGATTATATCAATCTTGATAGAATTTTGATGAGAGATGTTGAGGAATTAAAGAACATTAAAAGAGCCCAACAAAAATACTACGAAGAGAAAGGTAGATATGTTAAACTGTCACTATTAGTTAATGAAGGTTGTTTAGGTAGATGTCCGGTAATGGATGAACATTATTCATACAACAATCTTCGTGAACCAAATGAGTTACCATATTTTCATCATGAGATTTCAAAAGTAACTTGTGAATACAAGTGGGAGAAAGAAATAAATGCATTTTTTTTTAAGACTGGTACCATTCCACCATTCAAAGAAGAGTTTGATGAATTCTTAGAATACATTGATGTGTTCAAAATGCATGGTAGAGATAGCTTTAATCGTTTAGATGAAACTATTGAAATTGTTGATTCATTTGTATCTGGTAAAGATGTTTTGTCTAAGACATCTGAAATATATCTTGATGGTATACCACACGAAGACTTAAGAGGATGGAGAAATAAAATAAAAAAATGTAAATTCCAATGTTGGGATTGTAACTATTGTGATATTGTTGCGGATCATAAGAAAAAATCATATGGACTTAATTAAACATATTGACGATTCTATTGAGTGGGGTAGACTTGAGGTATCTAAATTAAATCAAGATATTTTAGATATTCATGGAATCACAAGTAATAAGGTTAAATGTTTCTTAAATAACATTTGTGATATTGATGGTGCAAATTATCTTGAGGTTGGTATATTCAGAGGTGCCACATTTTGTTCAGCGATTTATGGTAACGATATTTTTGCTACTGGAGTAGACAATTTTATGTCACCAAATTTAACACCAAGAGGTGTAAGTCAAAAAATTGGAAACTATTATAAACATAATATAGATATACCACCACAAGAAGAATTTTTAAATAATGTAAAAAAATTTGGTGATGTAAATAAAATATCTGTTTATAAAACAGATTACCAAACATTTGATTTTAAAACTTTACCAAATGTTGATATCGTATTTTATGATGGTGAAACTAAATTTCATGATCAATATGTTGCACTAACAAATATGTTACCTATATTTTCAGATGAAACTATTTTAATTATGGATGATTGGAATTGGGATAGTGGTGCATTAGAAAAATTTTTAGATAATAATAATTTACACGTTCTCCATTCAAAAGAAATATTCACATCAGGTGAAGACCCTGAAGATTTTTGGAATGGTTTAGGTATATTTTTAATTGGTAAATAATGATTTATATTTTAACATACATTTTTTTTATATTTTTTCTTTTTAAATTAATCGGTATTAAAAAAATACATCAAAAATTATTAATGTATTTTGACAAATCTTATTGGACCGATTACAATACAATCGAATTTGCAGCATGGATGGCTAAAGCAGCAATCATAGTTCCAGGTTTGGTATTTGGAAAAGAGATATGGTGGTTACATTTTTTAACATTAACCACGTCATCCCTTTTAATTTGGGCAAGTATGAAAAAATCATTACCTACTCTCATAGTTTTCAACACTTTATGGATTGTTATTTCATTAACAATTATCCTTAGAAACATTTTATAATTTGATGTTTTTTGTTTATATTAGAGTCATAATAAACTTTTCTTAAACAAAAACAAAATGAGAAAAACAATTACAATGCTATCGCTAATGTTAGCACTATTGTTTACTACCACTATGTCATTTGGACAATATAGTAGTAGCGCAATTCAGAAAGGTTCAGAACAATCCTCAAAAGTTCAAACGGACACTGTCCCTAATCAATTACAAGAAATTGTTGTTACAGCAAAGAAAGTTCCATTAATGACCAAAGTTGGTCCATATGGGCAACCACTTTGGACAACAATACGAATGTTCCCATCCACCAGAGTTTATGTGATGAATCCTCCTGGTACCGCAATGTACGAGAAGTGGTTTGATATTAGAAACAGAAGAGATGGTGCCACACAAATCAGAATGAGAGATGAATTTACATTTGGTTTGGGTAAACGACTTCAGTTAGATTTATATTCTCACACGGTTTATGATGGTTACAATGGTGATAAGGAATTTAAGTGGAGAGGATTCTCTTGGGAATTTCGTTATGCACTTGCCGATTGGGGTAAGATTTGGGGTAATCCAACATTATATTGGGAAACTAAAATGTTAGATGGTCGTTGGGGAATTGAACCTAAATTATTATTAGGTGATCGATTTGGTGAACGAGGTATATGGGGTTTCAACGCTATTTACGAAGGTAATTTAGGTGGAACAAAAGAAGAAAGAGAACCTGAATACGCTTACACCGCATCGTTTGCTGAGATAATTAACAACAACCTAACATTAGGTGCGTCACATATGCTTCGTTATAACGATTATGGTGGAGGATCTACCGAAGTTTATTTCGGTCCTCTTGTACAATACCGTTTTAACAATAGAGCCTATCTAAGTGTTGAACACATGCATGGTTTAACAGACGCATCACATTTATCAAGAAGCACAATTATATTCGCATGGAGATTTTAATCAAAGGACAAGAATTCCTTGTCTATCTAATATTCATTATGTTCGTAACAGGTATCCTCAAAGAAAGAGGATACCTTATGGACATCTTCAGATTACTTGAACAGAAAGTTAAATCTAAAAAAATGGTTGTATTCCTCGTATCATTATTTGGAGGAATTTTACCGATACCAGGTCGTGTGGCTCTGTCTGCATCTATGTTGAATAGTATTGCACCAGTTGATAATAAGAAACGTAAAAAGTTTGGTATTATTGATTACTTAGCAACTCACCATTATTATCTGTGGTCACCATTAGAAAAAACAGTCATCATCCCAATGGCGGTATTGGGTTTAACTTATTCTAAATTCATGTTATATATCTGGCCGTTATTGTTGATAACAGGACTTTATATTACCTATTATATTTTATCATTAGAAGATGATGAAATTGATATTGAAGTTAAAGATGAACCAATCAATTGGAAAAACATTTTTCTTGTTGTTGTTCCATTTTTAGTAACGATTCTGGTTAGTTGTTTTACTGATTATTATTTTGCAGCATTTACAACATTCACATTCTACTTGATTAGTTATTCTAAATTATGGAAGAATTTGTTTAGTTACATCAATTGGGAATTAATTTGGATTGTTGCAGTTATTATTATTCTTGGTAATTTGATTGGAAGTTATTACCCACAAATGGAAGAATATCTGAAACAATATAAAACTCCTGAGAGTATTTTGGTTGTGGCTGTATTAGGTTTCTTAGCATCATTCTTATTAGGATCATCAGCAAAATATGCTAGTATTGTTAGTTTATTAACAAGTGTATTTGGAATGCAGTATTTTGTTTTATTCTTTACATTAGAGTATTCTGCTTACTTAATATCACCGTCACATAAATGTTTACCAATAGGTCAGAAATACTTTCATACGGGATTTATGACCTATCTAAAGGCTCTAATTGTTTGGATTTCAATTATGATAACATTTGCAATTCTAACGATTTTATAAAGTGTTTACTTTTTAAAAAATAAAATATATATTATAAAGTAACAATTATATTATGGAAAAAAGTAAATTTAAATTAGGTGATGTGCTTCAATTAGAAAGCGAAATTAATGGGTTTGTTGCTCCTGAAACCGGAGAAAAAATTTACGAAGGTTTCTTAAATCAAAACCTTTCAATCATTTTAAAATACGAACTAACTGAACTTAGTGAAGTTCTATCTAAAGAAAGAAAAAAGGTAGAGAGTTTGAGAGATGATTTAATCAAAAAGCACGGTGAAGAGGATGAAAGAGGCGGTATAATGGTTAAAATGTATCTTGAACAAAAAGATGATGAAGGTAATGTTATCAGTAAAGTTATAAACCCAAAATACGTAGATTTCGATAAAGAATATGGTGAATTACTTAATACCGAAATCGATGTAGAGTATCCCGAAATTACAAAAGAAGATCTAAAAGAGGCGGGTAAATCAAAAGACAAATACCGTGTTTTATTTAGACTAATTAAAAAAGAAGTAAAAGAATAAAAAAAGGAGGTTTAAACCTCCTTTTTTATTTCTATAACCATGTTACCTATCTCATATTCACCGGGCTCATAGTATGGTATCGATAGTCTTAATTTATTAAATAAATTAATGTCCTCATTGGTAAAAGGTTCCTTTTCATATATCATCACATCAACTACATCAGTTAAAACAAATTTCGTTCTTAAATCATATCTCGTTCTCGATTGCTCATTCTTAATGTAATCTTCGGGAATTTCACCTAAATTAATCTTATCAAAATACGGTTCAACTTCATACAAACGATTTTTATTTCTCGTTGTTAAACCCATAGTGAATGTTTTATATTTAAATTCCTTATCTTCCCAATAACGTAGTTCATTGAAAGAAACGTAAGGAATACCCCATTTTCTAATAAAGTTTCTAATTGAATTTATTTCATTGGTAACTCTGGTGTTTTTAAAATCTTCACTAAATCTAGATGTTTGTGAAACGAAATGATAAACGATTGCAGATTCAGTTGTTTTTAATTCATAACCTTTTAATTTTGCCCTAATTAAGAAGTCGTCATCTTCACAAAAAGCCGGTACAAAACTAAACCCATCGAATCCACCTACATCAATAAACATATCTTTAAATCCTGACATAAAAAATGTTGCACCATCATATAAAGATTTGTTTGTTTTCATTTGATTTACAAGCTCATTAAATTGATAATGATTAAAGTCATTAAAGTTAGAACCCAAATCAAATAAAATCTTTCCTGGTCTTCTATGTCCTTTAAATATCGGTGGTTCAATCGTTGTATATGAGATAATTGTTTTAGGATTTTCATGTAATAAAGATGATAGACTTTCCAAGAAACCCTCACCAATTACCATATCGTTATGAATCAAAACTAATTTATCGGTATCAACTAATTTGATACCCGCATTATAATTTTCAGAAAATGTTAATTTATCGTCGTCATGTATGAAAGATAAGTTCTCATCATTAAGTGATTCTAACCATTCTTTAGTTCCATCTGTTGATCCACCACTACTAATTACCATAGGTTCATTTGGATAAATTTGACGAATCCTTTTGTAACAATTTTCGGTTAATCCAAGATTATTAATTACCGCTAATACAAATGTTATATCCATATATTATTTTTAAATGTTATTGTTCCAACTCAAATATTAATTGTGTACATATAGAAACTTTTCTATGTGTATAATGTTTCCTTTAAATTTGTTAATATACTCCTCCACAAATAATCCATCCGCATTTGCTTTAGTAACGTCTAATCTTAGTTGTTTAGAATACTCGGATTTTGACATAAAATTACCAATATCAATCCTGTTAACTCTCGGTACTGATATTAATGGTATATAATCACTATTAACCCAATTATGTACTAAATTACAATGAACAAAATTAACATCATATCTAAATTTTATTGAGTCTAAAAATGTTTCAACAAAAACAGGAACATAATAATTGTCATCGCCAGACATTACAACCCATTCTTCTTCTAAATTTTCTAACCCATAATTTCTTGCAGTGTGACCCCAATCTTTATGTGGTCCATTTAATTCAGAAAATTTAAATCTATTATCATTTTTGAAATATGATTTAACTTCTTCATACCCTTCATACGGAGCATCTGCAACAACATGTACTTTCCATCTATCAACTGTTTGTACTTTTATTGACATTAATATAACCATTAATTTGTCTGGTCTATTATAAGTTGGGATTATAAATTCTATTTTTTTCATTTAATTATTTTTTCCAAAAACTATAAATTCCTTTATCAAGTTCATATTTTTCCCACGTGAATCTTTCTCTATTAGGTTGTTTCTGTGCCCACTCCCACATTTGTAACAAACCATCATACAGAGATGTTTTGTCTTCGTAGTTTAATAACTCAACAGATTTTTGCCAAGTAGGAACTGCAACTTTCACTTCATGTCTTTGTTCTTTGTAAACCGTTTGACCATCTTTGATTACTTCTTTTAAAATTCTATTGGCCTCATTAATCGTGTAATGTTTAGTTCCACCAAGATTAATAATTTCTTTCGAACAGTTTTCTTGATATGATGATTTCCATAAACCCTCAAGACAGTCATCTATATAACTGAATGCTCTCTTTTGTTCACCATCACCAAAGATTGACATTGGTTCACCGTTTAGGTGTTGATACATCCAAATACCTAAAACGTTACGATACTTGTCCCAGATGTTCTGTTTGATACCATAAACGTTATGTGGACGAATGATACACCAGTCCAAACCATGTTGTTCACCTGCAACTTT